TCGGTTGCTGCGGGCATCGTCGAAGTGGCCGGCAACGGCAACGGCGAAGCGCACACCATTCCCGGCACACCCTACCAGGTTGTTTTGACGCCTCCGAGTTCGGGCACATTTCTTGCCGACCTGGGCGTGACATTCTCAGCAAGTTCGGTGCCAATGACCAAAGTTCCTCTGGCGACTACGCCCACGACAGGGCAGTATCACGTTGACCCGGCGACCGGAACCTACACCTTCGCAGCCGCGGATACCACGCTCGGCGTGACCATCTCCTACAGCTACACGATTGCAGCGACCGGGACGACCCTGACGGCAGCCAATCACCCGATGGGCTATGGGCCGGTGCTGGGATTGAATGTCGTGTTCCCATACGAGGCGGGCGGCGGCAACAATGCCATCGGGTTCTATTTCCCGAACGTGCGCCTCGGCAAGATCGATCTGACCACGAAACTTGACGACTACACCATGATGACGACCGATTTTGAGGCGTTCGCGGGTGCAGGCGGCGTGCCGTTCCAAAGCTTCCAAGCGTGGTGAGTTGCGCTGAATAGTTAAACACGAATCTCGAATGTAGCTTCGTGGAACATTGAAAGGGGTTATTCCGCCGATGAAGCAAACCGTCAACTACGAAGGCCAGGAGTTCGAACTGGCCACGATCACAGTGGGGGCGATGGAAACCATCGTTCTCGACGACAAGAAGGGCCGCAAATTCAATATCGCCATGATTGCGGCCTCATTGCTTTCAGCAGGCGATACCGAACACGGAACCGAAGACTGGGTGCGCTCCCTCCCGGTCTTCTCACCCGAGGAAACCGATCCGCCTTTTATGGAGTTCCTTGCCGCTGCGAACAAGGTCAACGGCTTCAAACCGAAGCCGCAGATCGTGGGGGAAAACGAGCCGGCGGCACCGGCGGCGTAGAACTCGATTACATCTTTGGGAGTTTGGCGCGATGGTACGGGATCACTCCAGACCGGGCACGGCTGATGCCTCTCTCGGATTTCTGGATGCTCGAGCAGTTCACCTTGCGCCATCCTCCCGCCGATCTGCTGGTTGCCTCCTATATCGGATATCAGCAGGAAGGCAAAGCCAACCGCAAGCGGGCAGTGCGCGAGAATGCCACGGCGATCGCGAACATTCCCGCCAAGATGCTCCAAATGAAGCCAATCGAGCAGATGCCGGAATTCCTACGCAACACAGAAATGCTCGAAGTGATGAACAAAGTGAAGGCAGATTGGAGCGCCCATGGCTAACGAACTCCAGGTAAGAATTTCAGCTGAAACGGCTGGCCTCGAAGCCGGGCTTTCGCGCGCAACTTCTGCGGTCGAGTCTTCCGCGCAGTCCATGAAGGAAGCGCAGACGGCGGCTGCAGCAGCGGCGCAGAACTATGCCGATACGCTGGCAGCCCTGAATGTCGTGGCGAGCGGCACAGGCCCCGGACAGGCTGCGGCTGCAGCTGAGATTGCGGCAACCAAGACAGCGGCGGACCAGGCTGCGGCTGCACTTGAAAAGCTGAACATCGCCAAACTGCGCTCTTCGAATTCATGGAACCGGGAGATGGCGGAAGCCAACCGCGCGGCTGAGGCAGAGGCTGAGGCGGCGAGGGCGATGGAATTGGCTGCGCTCAGGGCCGATATTCTTTCGCGGGCCAATGAGCAACTGGCGGTCACCAACGAGGTTGTCTCTGCGACGACGGGGCATGTACGCGGGAGCATGGTGGCCGCGGCGGGCGCGGCAGGGATTCTCGAAGGCCGAATCCCCATGCGGGCGATGGAACGCTTTCTGGCGAGCATCCCGGCTGTATCGGCGGCGCTTCAGGTAGCTTTTCCAGTCATCGGCGCGATTGCGCTCGGTGAAGTGCTTGTGCAGATGGTCGAGCACGCGCACGAGCTTTACGAGAAGTTCATCGACCTTTCGGCAGCCGACGACAAATTGCTTTCCGACTTCCAGAAGATGAAGGAAGCCGACCTTCTCAATGTCCACTCCATTGAAACGGCGAAGCAGCGGCTGGACGAGACAACGCAATCGGCAGAGAAACTGCGCACAGTCGCGCAGGGACTGCACGAAGTTGGACTCAAGGGAATATTTGGCGACCTGGTATCGGGAAACCTTGGCGCGGCCGGAATGGATGTGGGCTTCCTGGTGTCGGGCAAGAAAGCAGCCGATGCATCGACGGAGGCTAGAGAAAATTCCATCAAGCTTTCCCTCCTTGAGTTGAAGCAGGAGCATGAGCTCGCCGTCGCGAAGATTGAAACGGCGCACGCCGGGGATGGATCGCTTTCGCAGGCTCAACAACTGGTGGCTGCCAAGGCCAAGGAACTGGCGCTAATCAAGGAGGGCCAGAGTTACGAACGCAAGGAAGAGCGCGCGCTCGGAAACACGTCCCCCAGGGATGCCGGAAACGATCTTGCGGTCCAGAGATTGCTGCAGGCCAGCGCTAAAGAGAATGTCGGGCTCGCGGCACTGAGGGCAAAGTATGCGGGCGAAATCGCCAAAGCTGAAATCGATGTGCAGCACGCGGCGGATTCTGAACTTGGGCCGGTAGAGCGCATTACCGCTGAACTGCAAAAGCAGCTTTCACTCCATGCCCAGGCTGCAGAGGCATCGCGGTCCGGACTTCCCGCTGAAGATCAACGCCTCAAGCAATTGCAGGATGAGGCCTCGACACAAAAGGCGATCGCTGAAATCAACGCGGCAGGCCATGACGAGTTGATGAAGACCTTCGACGTTGAAATGAAGGCGCAGGATGAGGGGCGGAAACAGGCTGAGGAAGCCCAGAAGCGCGCTGCCGAGGAATTCAAAAAGGACCAGGCCGAACATATCGCCCTCGTCAAGGAATCAGCCCAGGCGACGATTCAGGCGGCGCAGGAGACGTTCACCTTTACCCAGCGGCAGATTGAGTTTGAGACGCAGCTGGGGCTGATTACGGTCCGGACCGCACAGGCGCGGCTCCTGGCTGCCTCGCAATTGAAGCAGACAGAAACAACCGGAGCGCTCAAGAAGGAACAGGCGCTTTTCGATCCAAACCTTGGCAACAAAGAGTTTCAGGAGTACACCCAACTCCAGCATCGGATGACGCAGGAGGCCCAGAAGGGCGCGCTCGAACGCGAGCAGATCACCCAGAAGGAAACGCTCCGCATCATCGAGCAGTACCGCAAGGTAGCCATTGAGTTTAACCATGGCTTCACGCAGGCCATCAATGGCTGGATTACCGGCTCTCAGACGGCATCGCAGGCTTTCGCGCGCATGTTTGGCGAGATGGAACTGCAGCTGATTGATTTTGTGGCCGAGTGGCTGCTCAAAAAAGCCGAGATGTGGGTTCTCGATCACGCTTTGCAGATTTCAGGCGTTGCTGCGCAGAAAACGGTGCAGGCGACAGCGAACGTGGGCACCGTCATGGGGGATGCCGGTGTCGCGTTCGCAGGAACCATGGCCTATTACTCGGCCATCAACCCGCCGGCTGCTCCTGCTCTAGCTTCGGCGGCTTACGCGACGACGCTTGCTGGAGGCCTCACGGCTCAAGCTTTTGAGTTGGGTGGTGTCGTGGCTGGATCCGCCGGCGCACCGGTGCCGATCATCGCCCATGCTGGCGAGCGCGTGCTCAATCAATCTGAGACGGCCATGTTCCATTCGCTCGTCAATTCGCAGACTTCGACCTCGTCTAACAGCCGAGTCGTTAATATGGGAGGCATTACACAGAACCTGGCCGGGGCGCGGGCTACGCCGAGAGAGATTTCCTCGGCCACAGAAGACGCTCTGCGCCGCGGCATGTTGAAAGGCGGCTGGTAGTGTCTCTTCCGATTTTCCCAGTGTTGCCGGGCCTCACCTGGCCGGTGCCCAAATCGAGCGAGTTCAATACCATTCAGCAGAACTCGCCCAACTTCATGCAGACCTCGGTCGTGCAAGCACAGAACCCGCGCTGGCACTGGGAACTACTCTTCGATGTTTTGCGACAAAACCTCGCGCAGAACTTTAACGAATATCAACAGCTTCAGGGATTCATCCTTTCGCTCTACGGCGGGGCGCTCGACTTCCTGTTCTCCGATCCCAGCGACAACTCGGTAGGGCCTGCCATCCTTCTTGGCGTGCCAAATCCAGCAGCGGAATTGCAGGTATGGAACGATGGCGCAGGCAACTACTTCTCGCCCGTCCAGCGCAATATGGGCGGTTTCTACGAGGACATTCCCGACCTCAATGGCGGCATCACCGTCTATGCGAACGGGACGTTAGCCACAGTCGGGACCGGCGCGGGGCAGTATCAATTGCTCGGGCCCGGGCTCGCGATTCCTGGCTTCTCGACGCTGGGCATGTATCTGGCCTGGGGCGCCTCGACGGCTCCCGCATCGCCGGTGACGGCTCAATTCAACTTCTACTTCCGCTGCAAGATGGAATCTGACCTCCAAACCTTCGATCAGTTTTTGAATACGATGTGGACGGTCGGCGGCAGCGAAGCTTTCTCGTCGGTATCTTTGAAATTCATGAGCTCTAGAATTCCGGAGATTTAGATGACTGACATTACGCCAAGGGAACGGGCTGTTGCGCGATGCATGTTGCATGGATGGGACAACCGCAGAATCGCGCACGAATTAGGCATGAGCAAGGTGATGGTGAAAAGGCGGATCACGAGCGTGCTCAATGCGACCGGCGCAGAAAACCGTCTTGAGGCCGTGCTCCATATCCTGTCGAAGCCGAGCGCTCTGGCCTATGTGATGGAGCTGCCGCCCTTATGAAGCAATTCCTGAGCGGCAGCGGAGTCGATACGACGGCAACCGTGCTGGCCGCGCTCAAAGCCAATAACTTCGTCTTTCCTGCCGACCTGATCCTAATTGGTGAGGCCGACGATCCGCGTTCGCTGTGGCTGACAAACTGGGAAACGCCGCTTGCATGGCCTCTCTGGGGCACGTTCCGTTCAACCAACATTCGCCGCGACAAGATCACGTCCAAAATCGGCCTCGAATCAAACGCGCTCTCGCTTCTTTGGTCGCCGCTCAATCAGAGCATTACCTCGTCACTTGGCACGGCTTCCGCATATCAGCTGGCACGCCTGGGCGTCTTCGATAACTGGCGCGTGCGGATCTGGAGAACCTACATGCCGACGCCGGGCGATGCAAATACGTGGGGCGCGGCTGAGTGGTTTGCCGGCTGGATTGGAGACGTCAAGGTCGAAACTGGCCTCATCACCTTTCAGGTCAACGATTATCTCTACTGCCTCAACCAGAAAGTGCCGACGGCGGTCATTGAATCGACCAATACGCTGGCCAGCTATTCAGGCGGCGTTCCGCCTCCAGACTTCTCGGTAATGCCGCAGTTCAATGTGATCGTCGGGGCAGGCACTTCGCCGACGGTGCTCTATGCCGACCAAATCTCGCCGAATTCGATGAGCGTGCCTCATACCGACACGCTGAACAATGGCTACGTCGTCTTCAACGGCGGCGCCGGAGCTACGCTGCGAGGCCAATATGCTCTGATCGCGCGCAACCTCGGCTGGCTGGACGGCGGAGGGCACAATCACACTGAGATTCAGTTGTATGGCGGTTTGCCCTGGGCGCCGACGCCCGGCGTGGATACGTTTTATGTGAGCGCGCAGGCTCCTATCAATCAGGCCGATGCCAATTACCAGGGATTTCCGTACGTTCCGGCTCCGGAGACAGCGGCATGATGGACCCGAAAACAGCAGAATTGCTGGCGCGTACATGGAAAGATACCCCCTACGTGCGCGGCGGTCGCATCAAAGGCGCGGGCATCGACTGCGGAACGCTTCTTGCGGAGCATCTGATCGGCATCGGCAACTGCACAACTGAGGAAATGGATCAGGTCGTGCACGATCTGGGCTTCCTCTCTAATGACTGGTTTTGCCATGCCACGGTCGAGAAATACCGCAAGGTTTTAGAGCACTTCGCTCCACTCTCGTGGGAGGGAATCTGCCGCGGCGTCTATCCGGAGATGCCTGGATGTATCGCGCTTTTCCGCGTCGTCAAAACCGATCTTTATAATCACGGTGCGATTCTTCTCTCGAAAGGCCGGGCGATGCACGCGGTTTATCCCAAGGTGACGGAGATGCGCCCGACGCTGCACCCCATGACCGCCTTCCGCGAGATGGCGATCTTCGATCCCTGGGGGCGGAAATGATTGGCGGCAAGAATCAGGCAGCGCAGAGGCCAACTGCCCTCGGGAGCATGCTGCAGGCCTCGACCTATGGCCTGACCATCCAGCTTCCGTACGGTCGCTGCCAGTCGCCCTTGTACGCGATCTGGGCCGCACATCTCAGGCAGGGAGGAAGCACCAAGAAGTTCAAGCAACTCAAAAAGGGCGTGACCTCGTACGTTGAAAACATCGACTTCCTGCTCGGCAAAAACCCGATTCAGGGCGTGCTGCAGATGTGGAACAACGGCGCGCTCTATCCGCTCAATGACGAGGTTTACACGACCACAGCCACGGCGGGCAGCGCAGGCGTCTTCACCGTTCCCGATGTGAACTTCTACGCGATCATCGGCGTGACGCTCGAGGTTGCCTACTCGGAAACCTTCAACGATTATGGTGCGGTCGGGCCGGTCACGCTTGCGGGATCTTATGAAGTTCCGCTCTGGAATCAGCTTTTTGCCGGGCCGGATCCGACCGCGTCCTCAGATCCGCGCAACTGGCCCTATTGCTACCGCTGGGAACCGAGTTATGGGGCAACGATCCATATCGATCAGTTGCAATATGGAGCGCTTCCGACCGGGACGCTGCGCATCTACTACTCGCAGCTTTCAAACGCAACGAATCCCCGTCAGGCGCCTCTGCACCGGCTCAGACTGAGCTTTGAGAACATGCTGGGCTCAGGAGATGAGTACACCGATTTCACTGCGCAGCAGATCATTTATCCGCACTATGCCGGATGCGGCTCGAAAGACATCGACCTTGGCGCCATGGGCACGATTCCGGCATTAAAGGCCGAAGTGCAGGGCAAATGGGGATACACGGCCCAAGGGGATGCAGACTTCGTCGACATCATCGAAGACGTCGTGAAATCCGGCATTACCCAGGCAGCTTTGGGGGGCGCAGTCAACTTCGGCGCCACTGAGCATGGAACTGGAAGCTACGACCTGCCCGGCACGATCCAGAAGAAACTGGCGACTTCGAACAATGCGAGCGGCCTGCCGCCGATGCTCTACAACATGCCGAATACGACCGGGAACATTCTTGTCGTGGCAGCCACCGGGCAGGGCGTGCTTTCGATTTCGAGCAGCAATGCTGAAACGTGGACGCCGGTATTTTCAGGCACCCCGGCATATCAGGTGTGGTGGGCGACGGCGGTAGGCGGACAGAACACGGTCACGGTAAGCGGTGCCGGGCAGCCCTCTGAGATTTGCATCATGGAAGTGGGCGGCGTAGGGAGAACGACGTCGACACCCAGCCTGATTCTTGGAGCAGCGGTCAACGCCGTCGGAACGGTGAACAAATCGGCATCGTGCGGGCTATGCCTCCCCTACGGAGGTGGCGTCATCTGGGAAACCTTCACGATGATGTCGGCGCTGCCGTCTGACGCGGTGATCACGGCGATTTATCCGGTGCTCGTTTGCGATTACGTTGCGGATGCCATGGGGCCTCAGTATCAGACGGGGCCTGGGCTCAATTTCAGCGGCACTGGGTTCTTTACCGGCGGATCGCCTGCCACCCCGACGCCAGTTCCGAATCCTCTCGGATTTCCTTCTACGCTGTTTTATTTTCCATCGATCGGAACCACCTTTTCCGACATCGTCACCTGGCGCATCGGCTTCAATCTTGCGCAGTCGGTTTCGCAGACCGGGAAACTGGACAGGATCACAGCCCAGGCCGTCGGCATGGCGGTCTACTACACCTCTGCGGAAGTGGTGAGCGGGCAGCCCATTCCGAATCCAGTTGCGCCGGCCGCAGGCGAGCAAGTCAACTGGGCGCTGCCGATTGGATATTTCACGCTCGATCCCTTCGGAGGTCTGGCAACGGGCGCGATTGCCTCCTGGGCGCCGGCCACGCATGGCCCGGATTCATTTACTGCGATCGATGGCCCGTTTGGTGTCGAAACATCGTCTGCCCTGGCTGCGGCGAGCTCTGTACCGTGCCCGGTCGTTGCCGGCTGGCCTGCTTACCTTCTCGCAGTTCCGTTTTATGGAGGCAGCGATTCGCCGGCGAGCGCACAGGTTGCCAAATGGCAGGCCCTCACTCCAGCCAACTTCTACGATGAGAGCCTTGCCACCTTTCAGGCGCATGGCCGCATCGTCAAGAATCCTGATACCTATCCCTTCCAATCGCCGGGAACGACGGCCACGGCCTTGGGGATGATTTCTGTACGGTATCTGGACGCGCCGCAGTTCGCGCAGCCGTCGGGAAGCTTTATCAATGTGCCGTCGCTCGAGCTGGTACGTGCCCAGTGCCGGGCTGGGAGCCTTGTCGGATCGCTTGCCATGATTTCGCAGCGCTCTGCCTCGGACTGGATAACCGACCTTTGCGAGGCAGCCGACTGCACGCCGGTTCTAAGCGGACACCAGCTTTATCTGATTCCGCGCTCTGAAGTTTCAGCGGTCGGCAATGGAGCAGTCTACAACGCGCCGACGGCCGCCGGGCCGGTCGCGAATCTGAGTACCTTGAACGGCGACTTCGTTGCTTCAAAGGGCCAGCCCGCTATCAAAGTGACCCGCACGGCACGGAAGGATACCGACACCGTCTTTCAGATGCAGCACATCAACCGGGCCTCGGGATACCAGCAGATCACGACGACGGAACCTGACGCAGCTGGAATCTCTATTTACGGGGTGCGCAAGGCATCGCCGAAGGTCAATAACGCTGTGCAGGATGTAGCCATAGCGCGGTCGATTCTTTCGATCATGATTCGGCGCATGAACTATGTCGAGATTTTGAGTTACGAGTTCACGCTCAATCAGCGATGGGCGCCACTCAACTGCATGAATCTCGTGACGATCACGGATCCCACACAAGGCATCAACCAGATCCCGGTGCGGATTATCTCGTGGGAGGAAAACGACAAGTACGAAATTGCCTGCGTGGCAGAGCCCTTTGTGTATGGCATTCATGCTCCCCAGGCGCTCCCTGCGACAACGCCCTCTCCCTATTCCGGAGGCGGCGATATTCAAACCTCAGCAGGCAACGTCAATCCTCCGATCATCTTCGAGCCGGTCAAGCGGCTGTACGGCAGCCTGCCTCAATTGCAGTTGTGGCTGGTTATCTCTTCCTCGGCCTTGAATTACGGCGGCGCGCAGGTCTACGTCTCAACCGATGGCGGGGCAAGCTTCAACCCGCTCGGCACCGGGCCGGTAATGGGCTCGGCGATCACCGGATACGTCACGGCGGACTGGCCTGCGGCTCCGGACCCGGACACGACCAACGATCTGCTTCTTGATTTGAGTGAATCAAACGGGACTCTCGACAGTTATGCGGTGATGGACGAGGACAACTTTGTCTATCCCTGCTACGTGGCTGGGCAGCAGTTGATTGTGCAGATGAACGGCACGACCATTGCCCTGCTTGAGAACACGACCGTCGAAATGAACGGGGTGGCGATTGCGGGTTCCGGGACGTTCGGCTACGAGCTGATGACGTATGCGGTGGCGACGATGACCGGAAGCCATCTCTACACCCTGAAGGCGACCGGCGCCGGAAACAAACTGCGTAGAGACGTGTTTTCTGCCCCAGACGGGACTGGAAACGGGATCGATCACCCGGCTACCAGCAGGTTCGCTTTCTTGAATCCCTCAGGCGTCGGAACGCTAAAGGTTACAATGGACCCGGTTTGGGTGGGGCAGACGCTGCAATTCAAGATTCTCAGCTTCAATGAATTCGGGGCGGCGATCCAGAGCCTCGCAGACGTACCGGCTTATAGTTATACCCCGACAGGAGTACCAGGCGCATGACACTGGCATCGACGATCAACTTCTCAGATACGGTTCCGGCTCCCGGCTCAGGCAAAGCCAATGTTGCGTGGCAGAACGATGGCGGTTCGCCGACAGCGAATCTTTCGGCTGAAGTGTTGGCTCCCGCTAGTGTCGGATTCTCAATCTCTTCAGGCGTCGTGGCGAGTCCGGCGGTGCCGATCATTCTTGCGCCGCTTACCGGATACGTTACCCACTGCTACTTCACAACCAACACTTCAGATGCGACAAATCCGCTCACGTTCAATGTCAAGTTCAACGGAACAGATATCATCAGCGGAGTTAGTGCGACAGTGGCGGCGGGAACATCGCCTGGCACAGTTTCAACCTTCGCACTGACGTCTGCAAGCGTAGCAATTACCGCTGGCCAGAAGTGGGAAATTGACATCACCAGCGGTACTTCGTCATGGTCAGGGATCGCGCAGTGCTTCTAAAGGAGACCTATGAACATCTATTTTGCGGGCGGTGAGGACATTAGTTTCCCGTCTTTTGGCACTTACGTGGTTGACACTACCACAGGAAGATTTCGATCTGGATGGGCAAGATGTGGGTTGTCTCCCATTCAAAATAGTGGCGTCGGTGGCGCGCATTCGGCAATATTCGGTGCCGGGGCACAAACCAGTGCTTGGCTATCATTTCAGGTCTACCTTGGTAGCTCTTTGCTCGCCAATATAGGATTTGCATCTTTCGGATTGCTTGGAACCAATAACGCTCTCGCAGTGGGAACAGACACTTCAAACGGAGCAAAGTTAGCACTTTTTAAGTACGACGGAACAACCCGGACGCAGTTAGCCGCAGAAGCCGGAACAAGTCTTGGAACATTTGCCCAATTTAAAATAGACATGCAGGTCATTAGTTACGGAGCTACCGCAACAGTACACGTTTATGTAGGAGGCGTGCTAGTCATTACCTTTAGTGGAGATGTTACTGTATCTGGAATGACGAACTTCGATTCCATTTATCTTTTTCCTAATCAGAATAACTCTCCCAGCCCCGTCTATTCCGAAATTTTTGCTACCGACAGCGACACTCGCGGATTCTTAGGGCTTCAGACGGAGGCTCTTACCGGGGCAGGCACAACCAACAACTTTACGAATAACACCTATACCAACATCAACGGCATAGCCTTTTCTGATGCAAACCCGACTTATACAAACATCGTGGCGCAGGATCAGCAGTACACCGTGACCGCGCCGACGCCTGCAACCTATTCAGTGTCAGGAGTCGTCATCACAGCGCGCATGGCGGCTTCATCAGGCTCGACGCCCACTCAAATCAAACTTGGATACAACAGCGGCGGCACGAAGGGATTTGGAACTGGGGCAGCAAAGACGCTTACAACCGGGTATCAGACCTACACGCAGATCGATACTGTGAACCCGGTTACCGGCGTAGCTTTCACGCAGAGCGAGCTTGCCGCTCTCCAACTTGATTTGCAATCGGCATAAACAATGGCGATTAACCCAGGCGTCAATGCGAGCAAGGCAGTCGGGTTCGGGCTCTTATCTTCTCCCACCGGAACGAGCGCGAGCAAGGCGGTCGGCTATGGGTTGCTCTCTGCAGTGCGCGGCGTCAGCGCAGACAAGGTTGTCGCCTATGCACTGCTTGAAAACATTGGCCTTGGCGTCGATGCCTCCAAAGTCGTTGCTTACGCTCTGATCGATTCGTCTGCAGTTGGCGTCGGGGTAGATGCTTCTAAGCTTGTGGCTTATGCTCTGCTTTCTCCTGGCAGCGGCATTCTAGCATCCAGTTCAGCGTTTTGTGGCACGACATCATCGAAAAGCGGGAATGTTCCTTTTGCATAATATTTATCGTCCTGCCCAGTAATAGGGCAAGCGCGGGGGGCGCGGGCGAATCTAAGGTAGAGGTGGGGGCCAGTGGCAGTTGAGCGTCGAACCGATGGCGAGTTAAGGAGCATCGTTATGCAGGAGGTCGCAAATCAGATCACTCCGCTCACTTCCCGAGTGGAGCGTATGGACCGCACCCTTCGGTCCCTCTATCGCAACGGCGGCGAAGGTGCGCCAGGGTACCTCGAAACAGCTAGAGAAATTGATAACGGCAGATTCGACATGATATTTCGGATGTTTCAAGAATTTAAAGACGACCTGAAACCGCTCAAGAAGTTCATGAACGATCACATCGCCTCTGAGGACCAAAAAAACAAGGATGATGTCAGCAAAGAGAAGGCCCTGGCTGCCAAAGTAGATGAATCTGAGCGTAGATTTAAACGCTGGCTTGCGGTGGCGACTCTGTTTCTTACTTCGGTTACCGTGCTGATGAATCTCAGAGGATGCGCAACGGTCAAGGCTTTCTTCAATGCCGATTCTCTCAGCAAGCCTGCTGTACAATTGCCGCAGAATTCTCAAGCAATGCCCCAGCAGGCCAAGGAAGATCCAGGTCCGATCGACAACAAGTGAGGTGAAAGATGCCAAATTGCGGAACGCCAACTACTCCACCATGCGCTCCCGTTCCAACGACGGCGGCTCCTAATTACACGCCTGAAGAAATGAGCGCCTACGGAGAGGCCTGCTATCAGAAGGGCCACGCTGATGCGCACCACGGCATCAAAGCCAAACTCAAAGAGATGGGCGATTCTCTCGGCAATGCTCTCGGCGAAGCCAAGTTTGGCGAATGACCGAGAAGCGCAAGCCCGTCCCGCCTCCGCGTGGAGATGACGGGCCAGTGCCTGACCGCTCTGAGAATGAAAAGAAAGAGCAATTAAGGCAGTTTCTGGAGCGCTTAGATCGTTATCTCAAGACGCACGGCCACGAGGGAGCATTGTGAAAGTCACGACCCGCAACGAGATGATTACGATGCGCGCCGCGGAAAAACTCTCTGAGGCTTTCGCTAAGTCCCAGGGCAGCGACAATGCCGACCTGCTGCTGCGCGTGGCTCTGATGCAGGCAGCCGATGAGATTGGCGGGGAAGCAGCGCGCAACCCGGTCGCCATGACAATGCCTCTCAAAGTGATCCTGAACGGCAGGCGAGAAAGCTGAGGATTTTCATGCAGACAAGTCCGCGAGGCATCGAGTTAATCAAGGGCTCAGAAGGATTCGTATCGCACGTCTACTCGGACAATGGAGCACCTGCCATCGCCTACGGTCACCGGCTGCTGCCTGGGGAATCATTCCCCGCCGGAATCACCGAAGCCGACGGAGACGCCATGCTGCGCAAGGATCTGGCTACTCGCTTTGAGCCGATCGTGAATGCGCGCGTCACGGCCGACTGCACACAGAACCAGTTCGATGCCCTGGTAGATTTCGTCTACAACGTCCAGAATCAGCCGAGGTCGCTCGAGCAGTTGCTCGCCCACGGCTGGGATCAGGTGCCGGTTCAGTTGCTGCGCTGGTGCCATGAATTCGTCAATGGCGTATGGATAGAGAATGCCGGATTGCTGGCAAGGCGGAAGAAAGAGGCTGCGCTATTTGTGTCCGTGCTATAGTTTGGCCAACCAGTCAACGCGGTCTTGGGGCAGCAGCGGCACTCTGCCCCGATTTTTCAAGCAAGGAACGATCCAATGTGGCCCGACATCGCACTGCTTCTGATTCTCGTGTTTCGCGCCAGCCTGAAAGGTAAGCAATGGTAAGCCAAGCGCAAGCATTCTGGGCCATCAACGGTTGGGGAGTTCTGCTGTTCGTCTTGATCGTGTTCCTTGTCTGGCGTCTCGGCACGTCACAGGCTGGATTCATCGGCTCACTGAATGCGATCAACTCCCAGGTCTGGGCCTTCCTGATTCTCGCCTCCGGCATCGCCGCCGTGCTCCTCTTTCACAAGGCCGGGATAGCAATCGACATTGCGGCTGGCGTCATCGGCGCGGCAGTGAATATGTTCAATTCGCTCATCAAGCCTCAGCCGCTTCCGGGGGCACAGCACTTAGAGGTGGATTCCACGCCTCCCGCAAAGCCGATTGTCGCCACGCTGAACGGACAGCCCATACCCAATCAATCAGTCGAACCTCCAAAGGAGGGAGTTTGAAAAAGCTATTCGCATCTTTCGTCCTTTCCGTTTTCGTCCTCGGGATGGCAGGGTGCCCGGGATCGAACCCGTCGACACCGACCAACCCCGCACAACTGGCACCGGGCTATCAGAACCAAGCCGATCAGCAGATGGGGGAGATTCTGGCGGGAGCGCACGCCTTCTACACCTCGATTCAACAGCAGTCGCAGGCGGGAACCCTGACGCTGGACCCGACGACCAAAGCAGCCTTCAATGCGTTCGGAGTGAGCCTGAATGCAGCCCAGACGGTGTATCTGGCCTACCACAACGGTCAGGCGACACAGGCCCAGGCTCAGACAGCAGTGAATCAGGTGCAGGCACAGCAGGCGGCTCTACCGCTGCCAGGGGCGAAACCATGAGCACAACCACTACTCAACCTTCAGGCTTCTGGGCGCATCTCAAGCAACTCCTGCCTGCGATCGAACTGGCAGGCAACGTGGCCTTGATGGCAACCGGATTCGGCGCACCGTTCGTGCCCCTGATCCAGCAGCTCGAGAGCGCTGTCAATCCTGCCCTGCAATCCCTCGGAACCCCGCAGACCGCGCAGAGCACCATCATGAGCATCTATGCCACGATTATCGGCGTGCTGACGGTCCTGAAGGCCACACCGGGCCTGCCAGCGGCAGAACTCGCGCAGATTGATTCCTACGTCACGGCGGCGCAGGCTGGCACGGCAGGGTATCTCTCAGCGCAATCTGGCTTCGTCGCTGCCAACTACTCGCCTGTTACCCCGATTGCCTGATGCCTGAGCTCCTCGTCAGATTCGTCACCGAGCAGGATTTCGTCTCGCGCGCGATCCGCTGGGTAACGTTCGGCGAGTTCTCGCATGTGGAACTGGGCCTTCCTGATGGCAGCTGGCTCGGCTCTCATGCGAAGGGAGGCGTCCAGATCCGCGGCGCCGAATACATGAAGCCAAGTTTGGAAAGGCTCTATGCGTTGCCGGTCACGCAGGGCGAGTACGACCAGGCGATGGCTTACGCGAAACGGCAACTCGGCACCGGCTACTCGTTCTTCGATATTGCCGTGATCCTGTTCCGCGCTCACTTCAAAACGCGCCCCAAGGGACTCATCTGCTCGTGGTTTGTGCTCGAAGCACTCAGGGCAGCCGGGTTTATGCCGCTGAACGTGCTCGCAGACTACGACTACAAAATTGATCCGGACCGGCTGCATCTCTCGCCCATCTTCATCGGGCGCTGCATCCGTCAGACCGCCAAGCCTTAAAGGAGAACCCTATGAAACGATTCCTGCTTTTGCTCGCGCTCGCTGCAATTCCTGCCGGCGCGCAGACTCTGGGCACCGACACCAAGATCAGCACATCCTGGACGCAGCCGGCAGGATATTCGGCTTGCTCGTCGACGCTTACCAAGGGATGCATTCTGGGCTATACCGAGACGATTATGCCGCCGGCGGCCGTGACGACCGGAAACATCGTCATCGCGGCCTGCACCTTAACCAATACTGCCGGATGTATCGGGGCACAGAGCGTATGGACATGGACGTCGCCGACGCCGCTCTCCTGCGGCACCTGGTCTGTTACCGTGGCAACCAACTATCTCGATGGGAATGGAACTGCGGGGGTCTCTGCACCCTCCAGCGCGGTGTCCCTGGTGGAACCGTGCCCTTTTGTTCACCCAAGCGCGCCAAGCAACATAAGTGCTAAACCTCAGCCGTAAGAAAGGGGGCAACGGAGTCGCCAGAGCATGAGACCGGCCCTTCGCGGGGCCGGTTTTGTTTGGTTACCAAGGTTTATTCGTTAGTTTCGCTTTTTGCTTGCGCTCTGCCCCAAAAGGCGTATTCTGATCTCACTTCAGCAACCGCCCTCCATGAGGGGCCATGAAAGGGAACCTGATGAAACTCCTTACCAAGTTTGAGCAGCGCCTCTTCGGAGGCATGATCGCTATACCGCTCATCGGCCTCGCCCTGACATTTGCCAAGACGGCCAAGCACGCGCTCGACACCGCCCTGACTATCGGCTTCGACTTTGCGGGGCAGCATTTCTGGGCAACGATGTTCGCGCATCCCTATGTCATCGGGTGCATGGTGCCGGTGCTCATTTTCGTATGCGCAGTGCGGGCGGTCCGAGACGAACTCAATACCAAAGTGCCGAAACGGAGAACCTTTTGAACGAACTCGGCAACATCGTCGCCGCCCTGATAGCAGCGCTTGAGCAATGGAAGTGCCCTGCATGTGGAGGCACAGGGCGATATACGGGCTACTCTGCTGCCGCCCCGAACGGTTCAACCTGCCGCAAGTGTGCAGACACGAACGGCCTTCACCCGGTGGCCTATGCGGCCCTCCAGAAAGCGAGAGCGAAGTGAAGCAGCCAGCATGGCAACGAAAGCAGCAAGAGTTGAGGCGGGTATCCGCGCTAGAGGCCGAGAACTGGAACCTAAAGTACCCGGTCGGAACTCCGGTCGTGCTATCTAAGGATTCTGGCGAACAGAAGCAGACGAAGACGCGCAGTGAGGCCTACGTTTGCGATAGTGGGCAAGCGGTGTGCTTCTTTGAAGGCGTCTCCGGATACTACTTGCTTGACCGCGCAACGCCAGCGCGAGAGGTTCAGCCATGATCAACTTTCCTTTATACCGCGAAGTCGCTGAAGTGATGCAGCGCCTCGGGCTCCAACCCATATCGCAGGAAGAGATTCTGGCCAACCGTAGGCAGATTCATGGTCGCCGCAAAACAGACGGACTCGGAAGTTTTCTGCTCGATCATTTCATCCTTGACGGCATCGAGTTTCTCGTCGTAGTGTTGCTCTACACTTTAATTCACGGTTAGGAGGAGCCCATGAGCTCTCACGAAATCCAACCCACCGGCCCCACAATCGACGAACTCCGCATTCAAGCTACAGCCGCCTACGAGGCCCACATGGCCTCGGGAATCCTCGTCGATCTTCACCGCGATATGCTTGCCGATGCCATTAGCCAGCAGAATGAAACCCGCCGCATCTGGCTCGATCTGAGCAAGAAACTTCACGACGCGGAAGGTGCGCTATGAATCGCGATTCCTTCATCCGCAGCATGGAATGGGCAGGGCAGCACGCGGCATGGCTGACGACGCTTGCGCCGAAAGAGGGGCAGCAGAAGCCGGAAACCTTTGCCATCCTGGCTTATCACTACATGCGCCTGGCAGGCGTCTCGCCCTTTGATAACAATCTGAATCTGAACATCGACTGAAAGGAAATCTTCCATGGACAAGCTTTTTGACAGGCAAGCTGAGGCGTCGATCGCCGTGATCGATAAGCGCTCGGCAGCGATTGAGCGCGTCATGCCGCCGCAGAACGATGCGCTGCTGATGCTGATTGAAAAACTCTCTACCAATGAAAGCCTTGACGTTGCCAAGGCAGAAAAGATGGTCGAGCTCTACCTCTCAGGGCAGCGCCGCATGCAGGAGATGCAGGACGAGCGCGAGTATTACGAACGCATGGCCGAGTTCAAGCGCAACCCGCCCGAGGTGATCAAGAAACTAACGGCGGTCATCAAGGGGAAGAAAGCCAACGGAGGCGACTACGCTTTCGATGTGCCCTATGCCGATCTAAACGCCTACGCTGATGCGGCCATGGCTGATCTTGCGCAGCGTGGGATCACATGGGACTTTGAAATCATCGAAGGCCCTGCGGTGATGACAGTGACTTGCCTTCTCCACTACGGACTCTATACGCGCCGCGGTTCGCCGGCAACGGGCGATCCGAAGCTGCTGCAGTCACCCAACCCGTTCATGCAGAAGGGAGCAGCGCAGAGTTTCCTGATGCGCTACTCGTTCTGTGCCTCGACCGGCCTCACAGCTGCCCTGCCTGGCGACAAAAACGGAACCACGCTGGCTGAGGCAGAGGAAGGCGGAACAATGGAGGATGGGACCGCCATCGACTTCATCGCCTCAATCGAAGGAGCAGCCGACCACGACGAACTCCGGCGCCGATACTTAGAGGCCCGCGACGCCGCCGCCAAACTGCACGATGTGAAGGCAACCGAGGCCTTTGCCAATGCCAAAAACAAGCGGCTCGCTCAACTGAACTGCGCCAAGAAGGGATAAGACTGTGGCCACTGAGACAACTGCCCTAGCTATACTTGAAACCTGCACTGCCGTGCAAATCTTTGAGCCCGGCTTTATCGATCCGGTACTGGAACGGATCGAAGCCGAAGCCCGCGCCGAAGCCGCCCAACTCGACATTTCAACCGAAGCCAGCCGCAAGGCGCTTGCCTCGCTGGCCTACAAAGTGGCCCGTTCGAAGACCTTCATCGACGATCAGCGCAAGGCCCTGGTTGCCGACGAAAAGCGCCGCCTCAAGAAGATTGATGAGGAAGGATCGCGTATCTGGACGCGGCTCGAAACGCTGCAAGCCGAAGTCCGGAAGCCGCTGACTGATTGGGAACAGGCAGATAAGGCGCGCATCGCCGATCACCTGGGAGCGCTGGGCTTATTTGAGAACGAGAGATATGCCGCTCCGCTTTGGAAGACAAGCGAAGAAATCAAGGAGCATATCTTCGCGGTAAACGAACTATTCTGCTTGCGTGACTGGCAGGAATTCACTCAGCGCGCCACCGGTGAAAAGGCGACAGCCCTTCTGGCACTCGAAAATGCGCTGGTTGAAGTGGAACGCCGCGAACGGGAGCAGGCAGAACTTACCCGTCTACGCGCCGAGGCCGCCGAACGCGAGCAGCGCGAACGCGAAGAGCGCATCGCCCGCGAAGCGCGCGAAAAGGCAGAGCGCGAGGCCCGCGAGCGCGAAGAGAAGATCCTGCGCGATGCCGAGATGCAGCGCCTGCAGGCCGAGGCCGACAGGAAGGCCGCAGAGGCCCGCGCTGAAGAGATCGAGCGCCGTCGCATAGCCGAGCAGCGTGAAGCCAGCGAACGCGCAGCGCGCGCCGCAGAGAAGGCAGAACGGGACCGGCAGGCAGCTGTCAAAGCCGAGCGGGAACGGGCTGCAGCGAAGAAGCAGCGCGAAGAAGAAGAGCAGGCGCGGCGCGAAGCATCGGCACGCATCCGCCGGCGCGTGCTCGGCGAAATCTCTGAGGCAATCGCCAAGTTAGACGTTGCCCCTGAAAAGGCCGATGTGATAGCTTCGGCACTCGCAAACAACCTCATTCCGCACTGTACGGTGGTGTTCTGATGAGAATCACCTATGGAAAACAGCAGTCTGATGCCTGGTTGAAAAACAGGATCGGGCGCGTCACCGGCAGCCGCATCGCTGATGTATGCTCCTTCCTGACCCGCAAATCAGGCGACAAGCAGGCAGGCGACTCCTCAGCCAAGCGCGATGCCTATCGCCTCGAACTGATCGCCGAACGGCTCACCGGCCGCGCCAAGGATCATTACGTCTCGCCAGCCATGGAGCACGGCATGGAGACCGAGAATGATGCGCGGCTCTACTACGAAGGCGCGCTGCGCGTGATGTGTGAGCCGGTTTCCTTCGTGCTGCACCCCAAGTACAACTTCACCGGGGCCAGCCCTGATTCACTCGTTGGCGACGATGGGGTGCTTGAGATCAAGTGCCCCGAAACCACGACGCACATTGAGTACATCCTAGGCGGTCGGATTCCAGACGAATATCTGCCTCAGATGGCATGGGAGATGGCCTGCACAGAGCGCCAGTGGGCAGACTTTGTGAGCTACGACCCGCGCGTACAGGATGAGAAGCTGCGATTCTTTTACCGGCGCGTGACCCGTGAGCAGTTGGTCTGGATCGTCGGCACAGGCCTCACTGAACGCATTCTGACAGGGCAGGCGGTGCTCGACTACTTCACTGAGCAGGTCGTCAAGCTCAACGCCGAAATCGAAAGCTTCTTCGAGCAGCACGGCGCCAAGGCGATTGCGCCGTTCCCAGTCGAAGTGATTACAGAGGATGGCGTGCCGGAGCCGGTAGGGCTGAGCGAGGGCGATCCTGGTGACGTGACCGGCCCGGCATACGCCTTTCTCGACGAAGGTGTGGAGATGACGCCATGAACGAGAACTCCTGCCCCATGCCGCCCTACTCTTCTCTCAAGCGCAGCCAGAAGCCCATACGTCCGCGCCACAAGCCCGCCGTGCGCGTCGGCAAGGTCTCAGGCACCATTCGCCTGGCAGGGCCTGCCATGGAGGCGCTGCGCGAACGCCGATACAAGAAGGATGGCGGGCGGTGCACCTGGGAAGGCTGCGGGATCTGGCTGCCTCTCTATGGCTCGGTATTCAACCGGGCGCATCTGGCGCACGTCCTGAGCCATGGAGCCGGAGGCGGCGACACGATCGAGAACACGCGCATCAGGTGCTTCCATCACCACATCGAAGTTGAGCACATCAAGGGGCAGAAGTCGCCTGCTTAAGTTATTCACAGATGTACTCCACATTTACACACTGGATTTCGATATTGACCTATCAATAATTGTTCATAAGTTCGCCGTAACTGCTATTGTTGATCTTCCGAGGAAATCAACGTATGGGCTTCGTAAAATTGGATACCGGAATACTGGATTCTACCCTCTGGATTGAGAAAGATCAGAGGGATGTTTTTATCACTGCTCTTTTGATGGCAGAGCCGAGGGAATTCAATGAGCCTCAGCCGCAGATAGAGGTTGATTCAATGGTTCCGACTGGCTTTGTTGTTCCGCCCGGCTGGTATGGATTTTGTGCGGCTGCGGGCTCTGGAATCATTCGCCGGTCACTGACAGAGCACTTTTCAGGCATGAAGGCTCTACGCGAACTTGGCTCGCCTGATCCCGAGAGCCGGACCAAGACTTTTGAAGGACGCCGCCTGATCCGAATCAACGGGGGCTATATCGTTCTCAACTATATGTCTTACCGAGACAGGGACTATGGAGCGGCAGAACGAATGCGCCGACTTCGTGAACGGCGAAAAACGCAACATTTAGAGAATGTTCGCCGTAACAGTGACACGGTTCCCCGTAACGATACGCAGGCAGAGAGCAGAGAGCAGAGAGCAGAAGAAGTACAAAATCCTTCTCGCGCAAAAGCGGCGCGAGCGACGAAGACCGCGCTTTCTGACATCAGGCATGCCGATTTTAAGGAAGCTATCCGGCGCTATTGGGATTCGAAAAATCCTGGCGTGCAGATGCCCTGGGGTCCGATGGAGGGCAAGCAACTCGGCATGTGGCTGCGTGAGGCTCCCGATATTACCCTCGAGCAATTCACAGGTATGTTGCGCGGGCGCTACAAGTCAGACGTGAATCACGGAGACCGCCCTGCGCAGTGGATTCGATGGATTACCAGCTGGGGTCCATCGCCGGTCGACCGATTCAATAAGCCAATCCAGGAGGGAAAAAATGGATCGCATAAGAGCGTCACTGGAGAGCGCGTTAGCGACAACCTCAAAGCAATCGCGGCCGCTGCTCAACGACGAGGAGTCCCTGGCTTTGACGGTATTGGTGGCGGAGACAGCAAAGCGCTACCCAAGCCAGGACCTGACGGATTCAGTGGGGGAGATCATGCAGGATCTCGAACAGTTGGCCCTGAAATACTCGCTCCCGAAGGTTCGAAAGGCGCTGGAGGCTCTGCGCATTAAGCCGGGGCAGGCGTTTTTTCCTAGGCCAGATGAAGTGGCTGAGGAGATCGAAAGCCAACGTGAACGCGGATTAAACGATGCGCTGCGGCGAGATGGCGAAGATTACCGCACCCGCGTGCAGCGATGGATTGACGCGTACAACTCGCCAGAGGAAGTCGCTTGGCGGAAATCTATGGGTTTTGAATGATTGACCGCGAAAACGACGTACTAGCGCAGTGGGAAGTGCTTCTTCTTTGGGCAGCGGCTGTGGTCTTCTGCCTCACGGTCTGGGCCTATGCCCTGGTCGGCTTCTGGTACGTCAATCAGGACTGGCTGCACTCGCTGTGGAGGTGGATAGAGCAATGATTGCTGCCCTTTACGTGATGCGCGGTGGTTGCTACTACAACCTGCCTGATGTAGATCCTTGGGATGAGGAACGCGATGCGCGGCTCTATGTTGGGCCGCATCGGGTGTTGGCTCACCCGCCCTGCCAGCGCTGGGGCAAGATGTGGTTTGGACAGCCGCTGGCAATCAGCAAGGGCACGGAGAAAAAGAAACTCGGTGATGACGGCGGATGCTTCGCCGCGGCGCTGGAATCTGTGCGTAGTTTCGGCGGCGTGCTCGAACATCCGGAGGGAAGCCACGCGTGGTCGATCTTTGGTCTGCGCCGGCCACCGCGTGAAGGCGGATGGATTCGGGCGGATATATGCGGCGGATATACCTGTTGCGTGGAACAGGGAAGATATGGCCACTACGCGCGAAAGGCGACATGGTTGTACGCGTTCGATTGCGATCTGCCAGAACTGGACTGGGGTAAAAGCGAACCGCAATATGATCCAGCGGTAATCGAGCGCATAGGTGCAAAACGCGCTAAACGACTCGGTGAAGTAGGAGCGCGTGGCGGCGGTATCAACTCCAGACAGAGAATCTCGACCCCACTTCCTTTTCGTGATCTCCTGATTTCAATTGCGCAGAACGTGATGGTGACCGCATGACCCAGGCCGAACTTTTCCCGCCCATTCCCTTCGCCGTTGTCGAGCGTGCCATGGCAGCCATTGCCTCAGAAACCGTCTCGCCCTGCGCGCGGGAGGTATGCAGGGCGCTGCTATTCGAACCGGCTGCCGGTAGGGAGGCCGCGATGCAGATCAGCGCGCTACAGGCCCGCTGGCGGCTTCAGGGGCAGCGCGTGTGGTCAGATCGCGACGTCAAGGCTTCCGTCAAGGAACTGCTTGAGGTCCACGGCGTTCCGATTGGCTCGGCTCGGTCGGGGGAGTGCGGATACTTCCTGCTTGTCTGCCCTGAAGACGTGGCAGCTGCCGAGAGGCCGCTCGAGGCTGAAATTCGTTCCTTGGCGCGGCGGCTGCGGGCCATCAATCCGAAGTCGGAGATTTCGCGCCTGCTGTGCGGGCAGATGGGCCTGGGCGATGACTGAGAAAAATACTTGCCGCGTTTTCGCTTTTTGGGTTTATAGTTTCACCCATCACACCCGCTCTTCATACGGAGCCATGAAAGGGAAAAACACTTCCAAATGACAATCAAGAAGATA